ACGTATCAATACAGCCCCGGAACGGTTTTCCGTCGCCGGACCGACCGGAGCATACGAATATTGGGCACGGACGGCTAATCCTGGGATTATGGACGTGCGGGTGTATTCGCCGGCTCCCGTGGAGGTTGTCGTCTTGGTGCTTATGGCCGGCGGCGAGCTGCCGACGTCGGATATACTGGCCGCTGTCGACGCGGTCGTTAACGTTCGGACGGTTCGGCCGCTAACGGATCAAGTAACCGTCGCAGCTCCGGAAGTGGTGAGCTATGATATCGACCTACAGTTTTGGATAGACTCGGATAATGAAAAGGAAGCCGAAAGAATTATTAACGCTGTCGGTTTCGCGGTGCAGGATTTTATACTTTGGCAAAAATCAAAGATTGGCCGAAATATTAACCCGTCCGAATTGACGCGAAGGATTATGAACGCCGGTGCACGGCGAGTTGAGATCACCGACCCGGTTTATACGGTTTTGAATGAAACACAGGTTGCCGTTATGTCCTATCCGTCAATAGACATCATTTATGGAGGGCTCGAGGATGATTGATTTACAGACGATCAAGCTGATTGACCTGATACCGGCCAATATCCGTAACGATCCTCAAGTGGCTGCGGCGGCCGAGGCGTTGGACCAGCAGCTGCAAACTGTGACGCATGCGATCCCCGGGGTGGCCATCATGTACAACATCGATAATCTCCCGGATCCATGGGTCGATGAGCTGGCATGGCAGTGGCGGGCACCGTTTTACGATCAGGCGCTGCCGCTTGAGCAAAAGCGTGAGCTTGTCAAAAAGGCGTTGGCGTGGCACAAACGCAAGGGGACACCGTCAGCCGTCGAGGAATTGATAGCGACCGTCTTCGGCTCCGGCACGGTGCAAGAATGGTTCGAGTATGGCGGCGAACCGGGGTACTTTAAAGTGCAGACGAGCGACCCGTCGGCTACCACGGATAAGGCCAAAGAGTTTTTGGCGGCCGTCAATAGTGTTAAAAACACACGCTCATGGCTGGAATCAATCGAGATTACGACCGAGGCCACGATGAATATGTACGTGGGAATCGCCATCCACATGGGCGACTATATGAAAATCGAACAGGCGGTGTAACGACAATGGCTGCATTTGGACAAATGATTTTGACCAATCGCGGACGCGTGCTGCAGGCCAAAGCACAGACAGGCGTTGCCCTGCAATTCACGGCTATCAAGATCGGCGACGGGCAACTCGCCGGACAATCGATCCCCACGCTCACCGGACTGATCAATCTGAAAATGACGCTCGGCATCGGAAAAATGCAAGTGCGTCCAGATGGTAAGGCGGTCATCGGGACGAAAATCAGCAATGAAGGACTGTCGGCAGGGTTTTATTTCCGGGAAATCGGCATTTTTGCCATCGATCCGGACATTGGTGAAATTTTGTACTGTTACGCAAACGCTGGGGCTGCAGGAGACTATATTCCGGCTGGGGGTGGGGGCGATCTATTCGAGCGATACGTCGATGTTATCGTGATTGTCCAGAATGCAGCCAACGTGAGCGCAACGATCGACGAATCTCTGGCGTTTACTTCGTTGACCGATTTTAACGCGCACAAAAACGCGACGACGCTTGACCACCCGGACGGCAGCGTGACGACTCCCAAGATTGCGGCGAAAGCCGTCACTGCTGCAAAACTTGCCGATAATACGGTTGGCAGCGGACAGCTCGCCGCAGGCGCTGTTACGGATACGGTGATTGGCAACCGGACGATCGACGATACTGTGACGGCGGCGACCGGTGCCGATACTCCGACGCGGTTATGGTCCAAAATCGCGAACATGATCAAGCGGATTACGGGTAAGGCGAATTGGTTTACGGCCCCCGCTGTGACTCTGGAGGACGCGAATACGCACATCAACTCCACAGTCGGGGCGCATGGGGCCACATCGGCGGCTACTGGCAACACACTCGTCCAACGGGACGCAATCGGTCGAACATCACTCACCCAATTGATAGTTAGTGATTCCACTGCTCCAATTATCGACATGTACGAACAGGACGCTAACAAGAGATATCTCATTGTCGTGGATGGTGGCAAACTCGACATACGCGAAGATTCGACGGGGGTCGGTCCATCATTCTATATTGCTCCCGGTAAGAAGGTGTACACCGCAAGCAACACTTTAGATGATGGGGGTGGTACCGCACTTTTTGGAAATCCATTATATGGATACATTCGACTCACTTCGGGGGCGTCGGGAGTATATATACAGGGTTTGAATGGTGCATTAGATGGGAGTAGTAGACCGATTTACCTAACCGGAGCGAATGGAGCATCGGGGACGGTCGGGATAGTCGGGGAGCTCAGCATGACCGGGGTAATAAACCTTGCCGGAGGCGGGCAGCTTGGGGATGACGGGATTTCAACGTTCATCAAGGCCAATGCCGACCAGTTCCATGTCATCAATGAAGGCAATTCAGCTTATATCCTACGGGCCTCTCCGACCATGTTTCAGTGGAATGGACTCGATATCATCAACAACGGCGGCGGGCAGACGATAAATGGGCCTCTAACTCTTACCGGTCCGCTTGTTGCCCACCCTGCCCATAACATGGTATCTCTGGGAGGATCGGTATATAACCAATTCACGAATGGGAGCGGTGGTGTTGGCTGGCAAAATCCTGCCGGAACGATCATCCTGTATGGTAATAATGCCGGGGCTATTACTACCATAAACAACATATTGGACGATGGAGCCGGGGTTGCGAGGTTCGGAAAAACAGCAGGAGGAACATATAACGGAAATATCATACTTGGACCCTCTGACCAGTTACCGAGCCTCCAGTTTTATAGCGGCCCAACCATAAAAGCGCAGATTATGGCAGGTATGTTAAACGGAGAAGTGTATTTGGACGCTACAAACTTCTTTTTTCGGAATGCCCCTAACAGCGGCGCTACCGTGCTTTTGATAGAGAGTAGCGGTCAAATCAAAACGCTAAAAAACACTTTGGATGATGGCGAAGGAAGGATATACGCCGCCAATACAATATATATCACTGGCCCTGCTGCTGCTGGTTCTTGGAGTCCTGCGCTTAATTTTAGTTCTGGCGGCAATGCTGCCTATTTGCAGAAGGATAGCGCTGGAAGGTTTAAATTCTATAGCGACGGTTCAGGTGCGGGCATGGAGGTATTCACCATAGATAGCGTTGGCGGTGTTTTTACTCCACGCAACGTCTTGGATAATGGTTCTGGAGTCATACTGACATCGGGAGGCGTCGAAGCCACTGGGTTTGTTCTTGCACGAAACGGAAGCAATCTCGACCAAAGGGTTGTTATGCAGTATGAAAACGACCGTGGCGAAATCCAAGCCGTACATGACGGAGTTACTTACAAAGACTTAGTTCTCAACGTTGCCGGAGGGAGCGTCCTCACAAGGAACAATCTTCTAGATGACTCAAACGGAAATGCGTTATTCGGAAACCCCGCAAATGGTTATATACGGCTAGCTTCGAACGCGGACGCCATGTATATTCAGGGGATGAACGCAACGCAGGACGGGACCAAGAAACTCCGTCTGACCGGGGCGTTTGGAAATCCCGGAACTATAGAAACGTACCATAACGTTTTGGACGACGGGAACGGCGGGGCTACTGTAAAAAAGCTTACCATCAGCGCGGCATCAGGTACCCCACCGATTGTTGTAAGCTCACCGACTAAGGTAGATAACCTCAACGCGGATTTGCTGGAAGGGTTCCATGCAGACACGGTATCTACCGCGAATACGATCGCCGTTAGGGATAATAACAATTTTATCCGAGCGGGAACATTTGTTTCCAACACCGAAGGCTTTCCGCCTCTGCAAGTTATGTCCACATTTGTGGTGTCAAACCTTAATGCAGACATGGTAGATGGCATCCACGGCGATATCATAGCAAAGACGGATATGTGGGGCAATACGTTTTTAGGTAAACAAACATTTGACCTAAACGGCATTTACTTCATGGAAGTAAAAGTACCAGATGACGGATATCGAGCTTATCGATTTACCTCGACAGGAGGTACAAAAGAGGACATTACGTGGGCGAGAGATAGCTTTAACAACCATGCGCTACGAATCGAAAGGGAAGGAGTAAACGGATTTACTCCATTAACTTTGTTAAGACTTGATACAAATGGAGACGCCGCAATTGGTGGGCAGCTCCAATTATTAAATAGCACACAGATTTATCAAACCCTGTACCAAGGTTCAGGGAGCCCGGAAGGTGTTGTAACTGCACCAATTGGAGCCATATACAGACGACTTGATGGTGGAGGAAACACAACCCTTTACGTCAAAGAATTAGGTAACGGAAATGGTGGATGGGTAGCAAAATAAACGAGGAGGAGCAGTTATGTTAAAAGTGTGCGTTGTCCATGAGGGGAGAGTCATCAATTTTGGACCGTGGGATTATCAAATCCGAGCGGTACAAGTCGGGGAAGAAGATTACGAAATTGAACCGACAAAGGATGTTGATGGAGAAACAATCCCGGCTGTAATGGGGAAACGACCGATTTACGAGGAACGCGAAACGAACCCTCTCCCCGATGGCGCAGAAATCGTTGAAATGGATGTCATATACGATGAGGACCACGGTTGGAGAGTCTCCGGAACGCCGATCCCGGAAACGCCCGCTCAGAAGACGGAACGCTTGGATCAAGAAAATGCCTTGCTTGCTCTCGAACTGGTCGAAACACAAATCACGTTGGAGCAAACTCAATCCGAACAGGCAGCATTGCTTCTAACACTCGTTGAAGCGGAGGTGATCTAAATGGATTGGTTTTCAATCGTAAAGCGTCACTACGACGCGCAGCGTTATTTAAAATCAGATGTCGCTAAGTTTGTCGTTGCGGGCAAGATTACGGCAGTGCAGTATGAGACGATCACAGGCGACGAATACGTCGCCGCATAACAAGCTCCGAGCGATCGGGGCTATTTTATTTGGCCGCTCGGTTGCCGGGCGGTCTATTCTATTGCCCGAGGCGGGCGGAAACGGGGGACAGTATGGACAACTTTATCAAAACAGCTATTGGATTTATTGGAGGGGTGCTGTCTTGGGCCGTCGGTGGGCTTGGACTGGCCTTCGTCGTGTTGCTTGGGCTGATGGTCATCGACTTTATTACCGGTTTAATGGTGGGCTCGGCATACGCAGAACTGAACAGCAGCAAAGGGAAGAAAGGGCTTATTAAAAAGACATATATACTGCTGCTGATTGCCGCAGTGTACCTTCTCCAGACGTTGAATCCGGAGCTGCAGGCAATTGGGTATGCCGGGGATGGGGTCGCAATTGCATATTGTGTACTGGAATTTTTGAGCATTGTCGAGAACGGCGGCAAACTCGGCGTACCGATCGGACCCCTGAAACATATCATCGCTGTTCTGAAACCGAAAGAGGGGGACAAGACCGATGCAAAGTCGCAATGAGCAAAACATCCCAATCATCGACGTATCCAAGTGGCAAGGCGTCATCGATTGGGCGGCCGTCGCGGCCAGCGGCGTTAGTGGCGTCATGATTAAGGCATCGGAGGGGATCGGGTATACCGATCCTCTTTTTCGTAGCCATTACGCCGGAGCGATTGCTGCGGGCTTGGCTGTGGGGTTTTATCATTACTGCCACCCCGAAACGCCTAACACTCCTGCGCGAGAAGCCGAGGATTTTCTGGCGGCCGTGGCCGGGTTCCCGGTGATACTTCCATATGCGCTGGATGTGGAGGGCAAGGCGGCAGAGCTCGGGCCGTCTCGCCTGACCGATTGGTGCTATGAATGGCTGGAGACGGTCGAGCAGCGCTCGGGACACAAGGTTATGGTCTACTCGGGGGCAAGCTTTGCGCGTTCGTACCTGGGTGGCAAGCTCGCCCGCTGGCCACTCTGGATCGCGCATTACGGCGTTAATCAGCCGATGAGCAATGGGACGTGGGAGCGCTGGGCGATTCACCAGTACAGCGAGTCCGGAAGTGTCGCCGGGATCGCCGGGAAAGTTGACCTGAACGAAATGGATGCGGGATACTGGCGGGAGCTGACTGGTACATCGGAGACGGCGAAATTGAAGGAGGGTAACATGATGCAGTTGGATCAATGGCAATGGAAGATGCTTGGCGACTCGCTGGACGGGCTTTATAACAAAGGTCTGATGGGTGATTACAGGTGGGCGGAGAAGGCATACGAGGGCAAACTGACACAGACAGAACTTGCATGGCTTAATATGATTGTGTCTGCTCGTCAGCAAGGGATAAAGGTGTAGCGCCATAATCACAAATCGGATATAATGAAAGCGCAAGAAGACGGTCGTCCAGCGTGGGCCAACGCGGGCGACCGTCTTTTTTTTGTTACTGCACCTCGTCAACCCAATTGCGGCCGACCGGCTCCACGCCGATCCGTCAGCGCGAACCATTCGTCATATACCTTGCAGTAAGCCGTATGCAACGCCCGCATTTCGTTGACAATCTGTTCCGCTGGCTCATCCTCGTCGGCCAATATCTCGCCAGCCTGATGGACGTATAACTCTCGCATCGCCATTGGCTCCATACGTGCCCGGAATAGGGCCGTATATCGCACTTCGTCTTCGGTCATTTGCTTCGCCGCGCCCGATACCAGATAAGCGCCGCAATCAGCAGCGCCACAGGCCCGATCCAAGTCAAGATTTTTTGCAACATGCTCTATCCCTCCTCGCGACTTGGACGCATAGTGCATCCCATCGTTTTTTCGCAGTCGAGTTTCGCCTGCCAGAGCAGCGCGAAATTCCCCCGTTCCTCCGGCCGCAAGACCGTATGGAAAACCAACGTCCGCTCCAGCGTCTCGACCGTCCAGTTATCCTTGCGCGTGTAGTCTAAGCCCATTCCCGCTATCCCTCCTTGGGGGGAGCCGTTAAGCTCCCGCGCTATTTCGTCGTAATGCGCAACAACTATTCTTTTTGTTTTTGCAGTAATTCAAGATAGGCGGTAATCAAAGAGGAAATCTGATGTATCGACAATGTTGCAGTTACATCACCTTGCTGGACTCTTTCCTGCAAATATTCTAAATAAGATTCGAGCATTGCAGGCTCGATGAATGTTGACGGTCGTCTTTTTTGCATTGGTATCTCCTCCATAAGGGCGGTATGTGGCCCCGCGTTTCCCGTTATGCAGCCGATTCGTCGGGAATGAAATGACCCAAAAGTGAAACCTCCCGGTCGTAATACCAACGAACGCCAGCTGCTATGCCCGCATTAGTCATACTTTCGCCCATGTGGGCGCAGTAGTAACCGTTAATCATGACCGCATTAGCATCTTGCGCCAGTATGTCACGAGCTATATCCATATCTTCTGGGTCGACTTTACCGTCAACGTCCAGCCATATGGTTTCGCTTTCCCACCCACGACCCACACGCCAGAATATGACCCACCCAATGCCTTCTCTTACGGTGTCAGCTTCCCACCGAACCCGTTCCTGTAAGCTCGCCATTGCCACATCTACCTCCCAGCGTATTGTATAAGGGGCCGTATGTGGCCCCGTGTTGTTATGCTCCGGCTTTGAAAAAATTACATACGGTCAACGCGACTTCGCCAAGCACCGTAGCCTCGACAACCATTCCTTTGACCGTCCCGAATTGATCAATCAAGTATTGCACAGCTGCCTCGCTTGTGGCATAACCTATAAACTCCTGCGGCTTGTAAATCCCGTCCGTATGTCTCCGCACAACCTTGACCATAAGCGCCCTCGTAATGCGCTCCGGTAACTCCATGCCGACAACCTTCACCGCGTCAAAGCATTCCTTGCCGTCGCGGATCACTTCCACAACCCCGCGTTTTTTCAACGCCTCCAAGGTCTTGCTATCCATTCGGGCATAAATTAAACCGCCCTCAACAATCGCGGAACCCTCGAACCCGATGGGGCGAAAGCCTGTTTCGTTTGCGAAGTATTCGCACGCCTTCCCGTTATGCATGTAATACCAATCGGCCGACAGCATTTTATCAAGAACCTTTTTCATGGCCTCAGAAAGCTTGGCCGGTTTCGCCTCCTTGGGCGCTTGTGCAGTCCGTTCAGCGAAATTCCCCATCCCCATCTACCTCCCACGTTTATTTTCCAAGCTCGTTATGTTAAGATTGGGAGGAGGGGACCCGAATCCCCTCCAAGGAACCTATTTACGTTTGCGTGTGGTGCGCTGGCGTTTGGTTCCTTTTTTCTTTGTCTCTCGCATGGCGGCGGCGAAGATCAATATCGCGGCGGCCAGTTGGATTAACGAGGACAAGATGCTGTCCCAATCCCAACCTTTCATTTTCTCACCCTTTCCGGAAGCTTATGTTTCACTTCCTGAATATAATATACCATATTCGGAATATGATTGCAAATATAATATTTGCATTTTGGAATATATTTTTTTATAATGAAAACATCATATTTCAGAAAGGAAACAATGCGATGATTTCATTTAAGCCACTCTGGAGGACTCTGCTGGATCGCGACATGACGAAAACTCAATTCCGGGAAGCGGTGGGAATCGGGACGGCGCAACTCGCTAAGATGGGGAAAAACGAGTATGTCTCCCTTGAAGTGATCGATAAAATTTGTGACTATCTAGACGTCCAGCCGGGTGATATTATCGAGCATCTAAGGGAGGAAAGACAAGATGACAAAGTCCAAGACAACAAGTAGTTTCAGGTTCGATAACGATTTCATCGACCTGCTGGACACTTGGGCGTTTGTAACCAAGAAAGAGAAAGGTGTTCTCCTACAGGACGCATTCCGCGAGTATATCAAGATGGAGCATAACTCGAACAGTGCCCTAAAAGTGGATAGGGTCATCGAAAGTCTGAAAGAAAAGGAGCAGGAGGGGTAACCTCATTGCTCCTTTTTTTCCTGTTATTAGCCGTTGTATAATATCCGCATGTTCGCATATAATAAGAACAAATGTTCTTATTTTGTTCGTATAATGGAGGCGATCAGATGAATTTGAAAAAGTACATCGGCCAAACCATCGTCATCATTTATCAAGGATCGGGAGACAAGTTTACCAAGCGACGGGTGCAGATTCGGGTTGTTGGACCAAAGTATGTCAAAGCGTACTGTCTGGGCAGCAACGCGCCTCGAACGTTTCGACTGGATGGCATATTGGCCGTGGAGCCGGATCGGAGGGCGGTCTGATGCTTGAGGACACACAACGAAAAATCCTGCGGGTGCTTTATCACCTGTATCAGCAACAATGGGTGCGGCCGGATATCGACCGGGTGAGCCATTTTTCCCAGCGTTCGGTCGAGCGCGTCCGTGAGGCGATCAAGGAGCTGCGAGCTGCAGGATATGTCGAGATCGCGGAAGGGAAGATGCGC